AGTGCGTTACCGTAGCGTAATTGGATGTATTCGGTGCCTCGTCAAACAACGGTGCATACATCCATCCTGTAAACGCAGATTCTTTAGCGCATACTTCAACTTTTAACGAATTTCCTAATTCTCCAGGATAACGTGCTACAAATTGCACAGATCCGTTAGATGATCCATAGTGCGTATTAAAGTAATCTTCATCATTCGCGATTGTTACGAAAGCATCTGGTCTTGCGATACCAGTGTTCGCGAAGAGAGTAGCGTCTGAAATTGCTGCAGCAACAGAGAATCCAACATTTGAATTTACAGTAAACGTATTCGCATCAGTTACAGCGGCAACTGTTCTTAAAACACCATTAATCGTAACCGAGTCTCCGCTTGTTAACAATGTAAATTTATTATTTTGTGGATTAGTTGTATTTGCAGTGACTGTAGTAGAGTGTTGTGCCACATTTACTGTAACAACACCGCTGAAACTTGGTACATTTGTTCCGCTTGCGTTTACAGTGTTTGCAAGTGCATTGTTTGCAGCTGTCAATCCTGCTGTTGAATTAATTGCACGAACTACACGAAGATCATTTCCATATGCGAGGAAGTTAGTTGCTGAGAGAAAAGATTCTGCAGTGGTTGAATTTGGCGCAAAAAATCTTTGAAGTAAGTCAGATTCACTCGATACTTGCACAATTGTATTTGCTGGACCCCAACGAAACACGCCAACTGTCGCACCAGTCGAAGTTCCGACAGATGGAACTGATGTTGTCAGATCGATTTCAGAAGTATTAACTCCTGGAGAAACTAAAAATGCCATGGTTTTACTCCTGTTTGGGAGAAATAGTAATTACGGTTTATTTAGTAAATTGAGGTTTTTAATGATTTACGATCTTCCAAACCGCTCCATTTGAGATAAAATCATAATCTGGATTGTCCATATCTACATGACCAGCCATGGGCATTGGCAAAGAATCTTCCTCAATCTGTTTCATTTGTTCTTGATACAATCGCTCCTTTAAATTTGTATTCGTCAAATCAGCAAAAAATGATTGATTTGACATCCAAGAGAAGAGAACAAGACACATTACGAGATCATCATGCCCACCCTCTTCAGCTTCGAAGCTGGATCCCTTGGCAATAAAAGTTGACAACTCAGCAATCGTATCAAAATCTTGAATGATTAGTTTATTTTGTTCAATTAAATTCTTTAGAATAGAACAGCCGAGTCGCTTTACCGATTTGGTGGTTCTAATTCCACGATTCGATTTATTACCATAACCCCATGTCAGTGCAATCTTTGATTTAATTTCAATCGTTGATAAAATATTTTCATACTCATAATCTTCAAATAAACTATCTACAACCTGTTGTCCATTGTCATTTATTTCGACTAAGGCATATGCTTGATTGTAGTAGTCGCCCATCTTCTTCAGAATCGATGGATAAACAAGTGGGCTTATATTATTATCCTTATAAGAGGCGACAACTTTATACGGAATTGTACAGTCGATTACTACACATGCAGAATAATCTAATCCCTTACCACGAGAAGTGTCAGCAACAATTGTATAAACATGCCCCTGTTTCGGTTGTTCATAAATTTTAATTCCATTGTCAGAGGTGTGCACAGGTTTTACAAACGCTAATGATTTTAATGAGGCAGAGGATAGAAGCGTTCCTGCAGATCCCATAAACTCGCATTCCATTTCCTGAAGGAATTTTTCATCACCCAGAACTCTGCGTTGCTCATCTGCCCATTTTTGATCACGACCTGGAACTTCACGCCAATCAGCCTCAATGTGTTTAAATCCATTTAAACCCTCAGTCGCCTCAGTCCACATGCGATAATAGTGATTCATTCCACATGGTGTAGATGAAATTAAAACCTTAGAGGTTTCACCAGAGGATATGGTTGGATAAACAGAGGTAAAAAATTCTTCAGCAATATTACTTGGTACGAATGCAAACTCATCGAGATATAGTAACGAAATAGAATAACCACGAATCGCGCTCGAGGCAGTCGAGGTTGCCATTACACGACAGTTATTCTCAAGTTCAATGTCGCCCTTGTTCCATGTTTTTACACCTTGTTGTAACCACAATGGCAGCGCCTCATACGCCACCTTAATGCGATTTAAAATTTCTCTTGCTGTAGGAGCTTTGTTTGCTAGAATTGCGACAAATTTATCTTGATTAAATAAAATATACCAGAGAATGTATCCAACAACCATCGTCGTTTTACCAACCTGACGACCTGCTTTTACAATTACACGGCGATTATTGTCAATATCATTAATTGCTCGATGCTGAAACGGATAAAGTTTAATTTGCACAAATCCTTTATCAAGCGTAATAATTCGAACATAGTTTTCGATAAAATAAATTGAATCTTTTGAACACTTAATAAACTCACGAACTTGATGCTCTGTAAGTTGCAGCTGTGTGTTAATGCGCTTTAATTTAGGATTTCCAAGATAATTTTTAATTCTACTCAGCTGATTCATTTTTAAGTTTCTTTAATAAATCGGTAGTAGATCCAACAAACACTGCTTTATCTACTGTAATATTTGTTGGTGATAATTCTTTTGGTTGTAAATCGTGCTGCTGTTTTTGAAGAATCATAAGTTTCTCTGTTACATCAGAGAGATTTTTTATCATATTTGCAGCAACTTCATATGCGCGAGGATGATTGGATTCTTTCGCAACTTCAAGAATACCATCTAATGCTTCGTTGCCTTTTTCAATTAAATTATAATAATTTGAACGCGAGTAATCTGCATCTGGATTTTCTGTGTGTGATTGATGAACTGTTATAGGCTTGTCGTCTTTTACAACAGGAATATAATCAGTATTTAATATGTCACTTAGTTTATTATCAATTTCACTCATGTAATATTTGGATATTCTTCAATAGTTTCTGTAAATCCGAAATCAGAATTCGCATTCGCTGTTGATGGATTTGGTATCACAGTTATATTTACTAATTGATTGTCATTAATATCAAAAGTATTAATTGTATATGCAGTATTTGTAACTGCTCCTGTAAGTTTGTTACCTGTTAACAATACACCAGTAACATCTGTGATAATAATTTGATTCGCAACATTATTCCAAGATTTAACGAAACCCGAGGCATTTGCGGCGCTCGCTGTTTTTCCTTCGTATACAAGTTCACCAACTTTATAATTTCCCGAACCAGAACTTAAATTAATTTTTCTTTCACCTGTTTGTAAAACAGTAGAATCTAGTGTATTTGCGGTTACTTTTCGAATTAGTTTTCTATTTTCGATTGGACCATACAAATATGCTTTTACAGTAAATCCTAATGTCCAAATTAATGTGCGTAATTCCTCAGAATTTCCAATTTGTCCAGAGTTTTGATAATCAATCGATTCTAGAACGATTGGCACATCAATTTTTTCTCCAACACCATCAGTCAAATTAATTGTAAGAGTGTAATCTGGCGTAAAATATGGCAAAATTTGTTCAATAATTTGTGTACCATCTTCAGTGTTACGAACATATATGTTTAATTGAAATGCATAGTTATATGGCGCCACGTATGAAGATTTAACAATTGAGTTATTGCTAGAAGTATACGAATTATTAAATATAGATTTAGTTCGAAGCGGATCATATGTTATAGAAATTAATTCAAATGACATACGTGGTAATGTAATTTGAACTCTTTTATCTAAATTAGGATCTTGTTCTATGCGTTGAAAGAATTTTTCCTTTGCCATATATGACAATGGTACTGTGATTCGTTCAATTTCTGTTGTTCCTGTGTTATCATATCGAGTTAATCGTAAATTGTTAAACAATGTTCCAAATGAAACAACAAGTTTACGAGTTATTCTGTGATAAAAGTATTTTTCTGATAACATTAATCGTCACTCGATCCGAATGGATTTGCTTCTGACCAATCTACAATATTATCTGCCTCTGTTTCAATGCGAACATTATCATCAAAGGTTTCATTTGCATTTTCCATAAGATTTACAGAGGCTAATGTCCATGTTGCGCCAGATGTATTGCCGATAATGTTTACATTCGATGCGAATACTCCTTTAATATTTCGAAGTTTTAATATTCGATTTGGTTTGTTCCAATCAGCAACGAATGCTTTTGCTGTTGCAGCATTGAGTGATGCGCCCTGATATACAATTTCCATATCGTCGAACGTTCCTGATCCATCAACATTTAATGTATATTCAACAGAAACTGCTTCCCTATCAGCAATTTCATCGATCTCAGGAACGCCAGTATTTAACAATTCACCATTGTATCTAAACGCCTCGACACTTAACACATACATATATGGCGCTGATTTACCTGCCTGAAAAAAGTTTTTTTCTTCTTCAACAAATTTAATTTCTAATAATTTTTGTTGAACAGGAAGATAAATTAAATCGCCCTCTTTTGGAAGATTGCGAATATTTACACCAATATTTTTTTCGAACGTTCTTCGAGCAACTGCAACTCTCGCAGATTTTTGAATTTCTAAACCAAATTTAGAAAAGAATTCTCGATTACCTTCAAAATCATTAAACGTCTCAAGATACATATCAATCTTAAATGCTAATTCGTATGATTTAACAGGATCATCGCCATAGAGTTGATCGATTGATGATCTAGATTTACGCGGAAGATAATAGATATCAATTCCATGATTTTTAATCGATTCAATAATTAAATCTTCGATTAAAAACTGTTCTCTTGTTGCACCCTGATTATTAAAATACACAGAAACTGCCATAAAATTATCCAACTTGCATTTGAGGTGGTAATTCGTACTCGTCGCGTAATCGTTCGTTTAAGCGGTCAATTTCTTGAATTGCGTCATTATAAATTTTATCACCATTTACAACAAGTCCACCAGGAAGCGTGTAATTTGTATACTTATTTAAGTTATTGCCCCACTGCATTTTAAACAATGCTGTAGTGTAAGATTTTACCCAAGTATCATTGTAAACTTTCGCATATGTATCTGGATTAACAATTTGTGTTGCTTGAAAAACAACATAATCATTAACAGCAAGACGACCAGCAAAATCAAGAAATAAAGTTACTTTGTTTAATTTCTTATTAAAGGAGAATGGAATTTCCCCTGTAACAATTAAATCGAGCATTGCCAAATGCTCGCGCGCAATTACATAGTATGTATAGGAACTTGATAAAAGATTATAAAAATCGTTTAATCGCAGCTGATAGTTAATATCAAAGATATTGAATCCTTGTGAACTGGATGAACTAATTGATCCAGAACTAATTGGTAAAATTCGACTTATACCAACAATATTATCTGAAAGCTGTATGTAAGTGTTCGAAACGTCACCAGCTGTAATCTGATGCGCTAGGTATACTTCTTCTGTACCGTCGTAGTGATAGTCGCGAAACTTTTGTAATGCATCATCGATACGATCCTCTAATTGATCGTCGTCGACGTTAATATCAATTACAGGGAAACCGAGTTTGCGTAAAGCGTAGTCTTTTAACTGTTCTCGAGTAGCTGGTGATGACATTTAACATTCCTAAAAATGAAGAGTTTTCATTATTTAGGTATTTCAAAAGTCGAGATTATTGCGTTATCGATTAGTTAACAAGTTCGCCTTCAACTGGCGCTGGTCCTTGTTTGTTTAATTGATTTACCGCTTGATTGCGAATTTTATCAATTAAATTCATTGAGACTCTAGCAGGAAGTTCGCCAAGACCAGCAAGAAGTACATTTGCTTCATTTAATGTGACCTGCAATGAAACAATTTGTTCTTGTTGAGCTTGTGCTTGTGCCTGTTGCGCTTGCTGTGTATCTGTACCATTCATTATTTCTTCTCCTAAAACATATTAAGTGCAAAAAATATTATATATTATCTCAACTCAAAAATCAAGTATTTGCTGTGCTGGCTGGTGCCACGTTTGCGGTATTCGCAGGAGCAGGAGCCCATGGCATGTGAGGAACATCGACAATCGGATTTTTCTTTCCATTAATTTGCTTTTGAATTTGTTCTTTTACATGATCCCAATACCCACCAGTTACGACAGGTTTAATCCACGAAAGAACAGTTTCTTCAGTAAGTTGTGAAAAGTTTACAAATGAATCGACATTTACATCTGAAGCCTTAAATGGAGTGGCGCCACTAAAAGTACCCTCATTCCCATCTTCATCTGTACCTTTGCAGTTCCATTGTGTTCCGATTACAACGTCTGAAAGACCTTCTGTGCTTGTCTTTTTAAGACCTGTAACTTTCCAAGTGTATGTAATTGCCATTGTAAATTTCCTCTGAGAAATTATATTTAGTCTTTATTATATATCATTTTCTTAAGTTCGTCAATCTGCTTCTGTTGTTCTTTAATTGCTTCGATCAAGAGACCAACCATATTACCATAAGCAACCATTTTCATACCGTCTTCATCTGTTTGTACCGCTTCAGGTAAAACTTTTTCAACCTCTTGTGCAATAACACCAGTATGCCTTGCGTTTTTATCTGCATGATCTTTTCTAGAATATGTTACACCACGAATTTGTTTTATTTTTTCAAGAGGATTTCGAATTTCTGATATATTATCTTTTAATCGAATATCAGAATATGCAGTAATATTACCTGTCATTACAAGATCATTACCATAAATGTATCCTGAGCCAGCGAGATTTCCGCTATAAGCATTAACATAATCACTATATGCTTGATATGCTGTTGTACTGTGAAATACGATACGACCAGTGGCAGCAATTCTAATACGATCGTGAATCGTTGAAGTATCTGGGTCATTACCTTTAAAAATTAATAATTCAGATTGGTCAGTTGCTCCCCATAACCTTTCAACAATTGCAGCATGATTGTATGATCCTGGATTATCACCATTTACGCCATAAAAATAAATGCCATTTCCTGTGGTAGTTGCTTCTGCGGCAGAAATTTGAATACCACCAATTCTCGAAGTGCTAGCAGGATCAACATAATACCCAGTATCATTGCTGTCGTAGAAGATTGGTGCTCGGAATGACCCAAATGCATATGCAATTTTATTAGATCCATCTAATCCAAATGTATCATATGGACCAAACGTAACACCTCCCACATATTCATGTGGATTTGTAAAGATAGCATCTCTCCATCCAAAACGAAGGTATTGGCTACCAGTCCAATTACCCTGATTGATAACGAATTTTCTATAATCTGCACTATTGGCAGGATTTACTGCAGTGAAGGAAATAGTACTTCCATGATTAGCATTGTTTTGCTGAGATGCAATAACAAGGTCACTATAATAAGAACTAAGAACAAGTTGTGATCTACCATCAGCATTGCTTGTACCCTCCAATCCAGTAAAGTGATTTCTATTTTTT